TGCTGAAGTAGAGGCACAAAAAATGATAGCTAGATTAGGTGTAGAGGAGGCTAGAGTTGCTAATCTAAAAAAACAAGCTGCAGCTAAACCTGCAGAAACTCAGACTCAAACATTAGATCAAGCAATGGCACCTAAACAACCAACACCTGATCCAAAAGCTGAAGCATGGGCAGAAAAAAACCCTTGGTTTGGAACAGACAGTGCCATGACATACACTGTATTTGATTTACATAAAAAATTAACTGAGGAAGAGGGCTTTGATGCTCAATCAGATGAGTATTATACTGAAATAGATAAGCGTATGAGACTTGACTTTCCACATAAATTTAGTACAAATGAAGATACGGTAACGACTAAACCGACACAAACAGTAGCTTCAGCAAAGCGAAGTGTAAACAATAAGTCGCAGAAAACGGTGAGACTCACGCCATCTCAAGTAACAATTGCTAAAAAATTAGGTGTGCCACTAGAAGAATATGCGAAACAATTAAAAATCACGAAAGGGGCTTAGGCATATGGAAAATAAAAAAATAGACTCTCGTGCGAGCCAAACAAAAGTTAAACAACAGAAAAAAGTTTGGACTCCACCATCATCTTTAGATGCACCACCTGCACCAGATGGTTTTAAACATAGGTGGATAAGAGCTGAATCGATGGGATTTGATGATACATCGAACATGTCAGCTAAGTTAAGATCAGGATTTGAATTAGTGAGAGCTGATCAATATTCAGATGTTGACTATCCAACTATTCAAGACGGTAAATACAAGGGGGTGATCGGAGTTGGCGGCCTTTTGCTGGCAAGGATACCGGAAGAGATCGTTGAGGCGCGCAAAGAGTATTTTGAACAACAAACAAAAGATCGAAACGACGCGATAGAAAATGATTTAATGAAGGAGCAGCATCCAAGTATGCCGATCAATAGTGATCGACAGACTCGTGTAACCTTCGGTGGTACAAAGAAAAGTTAATTTTTTAACAATTCTTTAGCCAACGAATTAAATTAAATCGTCTACCTCGGTAGACAAAAGGAGATAAACATGGCTAATAAAGACGCGGCGTTCGGTTTTAAACCTACAAGACATCTTACAGGTGGAAGAATCAGAACGGAAGAGTACGCTATAGCAGCAAATCACGGGACATCAATTTTCAATGGTCAAGTGGTTGAAGCAGTAGCGGGTGGCGGTATTGAGCAGGCAGCAGCTGGAGACACTCAACAAATAGGTGTATTCGGTGGTTGTTTTTTTACTGATCCATCAACGAGTAAACCGACATTTAAAGCTTTTTATCCTGCAAGCACAAACGCTTCGGATATTGTAGCTTCAGTGTTCGTGGATCCTTATATCGTGTACGAAGCACAACATGATGAGACAGGAACAGCGGCGATGAACAACTCTGCATTTGACTTTGTTGGAACGAGTGGAAGCACTCTTTCTGGACAATCAACTTCAGAAATTGACACGTCTACTTCTGGAACATCTGGTGGTTTCAAACAAATCGGTATATCAAAAGATCCAGATAATAGTGATACAAGTTCAGCAAATGCGAATGCATACGTTGTATTCAACACAGGTGAGCATGTATTTAAATTAACAACAGGCGTATAATAGAATAGGAGTAATAAATTATGGCTATATCACGATCACAACTAGTTAAAGAACTAGAGCCAGGTTTGAATGCTTTATTCGGCCTGGAATACCAAAACTATGCAGATGAGCACACTCAGATTTACGACATCGAAAATTCTGATAGAGCTTTTGAAGAAGAAGTGATGTTATCTGGTTTCGCTAATGCTTCAGTAAAACCTGAAGGATCAAGTGTAAACTTTGATACAGCACAAGAAACTTTCACTGCTAGATACACTCACGAGACACTTGCTTTAGCGTTCGCAATCACAGAGGAAGCTATCGAAGATAATTTGTATGACAGACTTGCGTCTAGATATACAAAAGCGTTAGCTAGATCTATGGCAAATGCGAAACAAGTTAAAGCAGCTAATGTATTAAACAATGCATTTAGTTCGTCTTTCACAGGTGGTGACGGTAAGGAGCTTTGTGCTACTGACCACCCAATCGTTGCTGGAACATTCAGAAATGAATTGTCAACTGCAGCTGACTTAAACGAAACTTCGTTAGAGCAGTCGTTAATTGACATAGCAGCGTTAGTAGACGAAAGAGGTCTAAAAATTGCAGCTAAAGGAGTAAAATTAATTATTCCTTCTGCTCTGCAATTTACTGCTGAAAGACTTATGAAGTCTCAAGGTAGAACAGCTACTGCAGATAATGATATTAACGCAGTTGGCAGCATGGGTATGATTCCACAGGGATACACTGTGAACCACTACCTAACTGACACAGATGCGTTTTTCATTAAGACTGATGTTCCTAATGGACTAAAAATGTTCGTTAGAGCACCAATCAAAACTGCAATGGAAGGTGACTTTGAAACTGGAAACGTAAGATACAAAGCTAGAGAGAGATATTCATTTGGATTCTCAGACCCTAGAGGTATCTTCGGATCACCAGGAGCAGCGTAATCTAAATAATTTTAAGGCGGGACACAATCCCGCCTTAATTTAATGATAGAAAGAAAGAATGCACCCTAAAAACTTCCTCGTAAAAATATATGCATATCAATATGCTACAGAATTTGTTATAGAAAGCCTTGATGGCCCATTAGATATAGAAAATTCTATCATTGACAAATTAGGAAAATCTGATATAAAATGGGAGTATCTTGGAGAAATGATGGATCCCAGGGTAAATAGAATAACCTATGAGGAGGTTATAAATGTTAGCACATCTGAACGACCTTTACACAAAAAAGAAGGGTCTGGATTTAGAGTGGGAGCAGGAGCATCTTAAAGAGGGTAGATATACTCTCAATATGGTTAAGATTGACAGAAAAGTCAGAGAAGTAATTAGCCATATAAAACTTGCAGAAGCAAAAAAAGCTCATCTGCAAAATAAGATTGAAGACGCTGCCGCTGAAGTTTCTGTAGCTACTTAGTAAAAAAGCTACATCGTTGGAAAAATCCAATCCACATTACAGGCTCTCTTGCGCTCTATTAAAAAGTATTATATAAAAGACGCACTATACAAAAATAAAAAACATTAAATGTAGACGCGTATAGTCGACATCCCTAGGGACTACATTTAAAATATCTAGGAGGATATTATGGCTAATACAACGTTTAATGGTCCGGTTAGAGCAGAAGGTGGTTTTAAACAAATCTCTAAAGACTCTTCTACTGGTGCTATTACAGATCAACTAACTGTTGATTCAAGTGGTAACCTAGCTCAAACAGCTGGTGTTAACAACTTAATAACTGATGTAGAAAACATTACTGCAGCTACTAAAACTTTAACAGCAGCAGATACTGGAACTACATATTTATTAAACAGAGCTGGTGGTATTACAATAACTTTACCAACTGCAGCTTCTGGTTTAAAATATAAATTTATCATTGGTACAACTTTTACAGGTACTCTTTCAATTGATGGAGCATCTGCTAATGATATCTTTACAGCTGCATCTACAATTATTATTTCTGATAAAGATGCACCTGGAACAGTTAGCTTAAAACAATTTCACGCTGATGGATCTGATGATGACAAGATGACTATGGACGCTGATACAAAAGGAAGATTTGTAGGTGGCGAAATAGATTGTTTAGGTATCGCAACAGGTGGTCAAGGCAGTGCAACAGCAGTATGGCAAATGAATGGTTTTACTTTCGGAGACGGAACTTTAGCTACACCATTTGCATAATAACAACTTATGATGGGGCTTCGGCCCCATCTAGTAATCTTAATTAAGGAGGGATTATGGCAGATACGGTAGAAGGACCAACTATCTTACAACAAAATGATAAGAGAGTGGTTATTAAAATAGTAAATCAATCAGACGGAACAGGTGGAACAACTATATTTGCAGATGTTTCTGCACTTGCAGCTAACGCAGCAGGTGAAACTTGCACACATGTAACACTACAAAGAGTGTGGTGGTCGTGTTCAAATGGAGATGGTCATGATTCTTTTGCTCGTTTAGATTATGAAGATTCAGATGGAGATATTCCAATTATAACTTTAGTGGACTCAGGATACTGGGACTTCAGAGAGTTTGGTGGGGTGCCAGCTAATACATCTTCAAATAGTAATCAATACGATGTAAACTTTGTTGTACCGGGTGCAGCTGATGATGGAAATACTTACACGGTTGTAGCAGAATTTATAAAAAATTATTAGGAGTAACGAATGGCCAATACAACTTCCGGCACAGTTACTTTTGACAAAAGCTTTGCAGTTGATGAAATTATTGCAGAGGCATACGAACGTATAGGTTCTCAAGTAACTTCTGGATACCAATTAAAATCAGCAAGAAGATCTCTTAACATTCTTTTTCAAGAATGGGGTAACAGAGGTTTACATTACTGGGAGATAGGAGATACAAATATTGATCTTATTGAAGGTCAAGCAGAGTATACTTTTTTTAGATCAAGCGGTGATGGAACATCATCAGTTACAGTTGGTGGCACAAGTGGAACAAGTACGTATGGTGTTGCGGATGTATTGGAAGCAACTTTTAGACAGAATAGAACTCAAACAACTCAGTCTGATTCTGCGATGACAAAGATAGATAGATCAACTTATTCTAGTTTATCTGCTAAATTATCTAAAGGAACTCCATCTCAATATTTTGTTCAAAGATTTGTTGATAAAACAACGGTTACTGTTTATCCATGTCCAGATTCAACAGCGGCATCAAAAGATATGCACATATTTTTTGTAAAAAGAATACAAGACGCAGACTCAACTTATACAGATGCTACAGACGTTCCATATAGATTTGTACCTTGCATGGTTTCAGGTTTATCATTTTATTTAGCACAAAAATATGCACCAGAAAGAGTTCAAGCTGCAAAACTATATTACGAAGATGAATTAGCAAGAGCGTTAGCTGAAGATGGATCTTCTTCTAGCACATACATAACACCTAAAACTTATTACCCAGGAACATAATGGCATTAGCAAAAGGAAAATACGCAAAAGCAATATCAGATAGAAGTGGAATGGAATTTCCATATAGAGAGATGGTAAAAGAATGGAATGGTCACTTTGTTCATAAATCTGAATACGAAGCAAAACATCCACAATTAGAACTAGAAGGAAGATCAGGAGATGCTCAAGGATTAAGAGATGTAAGACCTGCAAGAACTGAAAATGAGGTTGCTGCTATGTTAGGCAATAATCCTTTTTCTATTACTGCTAGTTCTCAAACAATTACAGTTACAGAAATAAATCATGGAAGGACTACAGGTGATACTGTAAGATTTAGAAATGTTCAAGGTAGCCCTGGTAATGTCCCTTTTTCTACCTATGAAAATTCATCAGGATTTAGTATAACAGTTACAACAACAGATAAATACACTTTTAGTTTAGGGGCAACTCCAAGTGTAACAGAAGAAGGAGGAGGACCAACTGTGTTTGCAGGACCAGTTAGTTTATCAGCATAATGGCAGGATTAAGTGCATCAGGATTAAAAACACAAATAAGAAGCTACACAGAAGTTAGCTCTACAGTGCTATCAGATAGCGTTTTAGAAAACATTATCTTAAATGCACAATATAGAATATTTAGAGATGTGCCCATTGACGCTGATAGAAAAACATCTACAGGTAATTTTACATCTGGAACAGGCACTGTAACTGTACCAGCAGGAGCTGTGTTTGTTAGAGCAGTTCAGGTCTATACTGCAACTGGATCTACTTACACTGGCGCTAATACTTATTTAGAAAAAAGAGATTTAACATTTTTAGAAGAATATATTTCAGCAACCACATCTACTGGAACACCAAAATACTACGCTATGTTAGATACAGGAGCAACTGGAGAGAGTTCATCCAACTCTGGATCTATAATTGTTTCACCAACACCAGGTAGCACGTTTGCATACAAAATTCATTACAACGCAGCGCCAGCGCTATTAGAAAATGATGATACTAATTATATTAGTATGAATTTTCCAAATGGTCTGCTATATTGTTGCCTAGCAGAAACCTATGGTTTCTTAAAAGGCCCAGCGGATATGCTGCAATTATACGAACAAAAATACCAACAAGAGGTACAAAAATTTGGAGGAGAACAAATAGGTAGAAGAAGACGAGATGA